GGGACGGCCTCGCTCAAGCACGGCAGCCTGGAGCAGGAAGTCGATCTCGATGGATTCGAGACCGGTGGCGAGGCACCGACCAAGACCTGTCCCGCATGCGAAGCCGAGATCCCGCAAGCGTCGCGCGAGTGTCCGCTGTGCGGGCACCTCTTCGAACGGGAAGAGACGGGCGACGAGAAAGCCGCTCTCGAAGACTTCGTGATGAGCGAGATCGATCTCCTGAAGCGCTCGAACTTCTCGTGGTGCGACCTCTTCGGGGACGACTGTGCCCTGCTCGCCGCAGGTTTCAAGGCCTGGGCCGGAGTGTTCTTCCTCGAAGGCCGCTGGTACGCGGTCGGCGGCCAAGGGACAGTGCCGGTTCGGCTCCTGGGTGTCGGCGAACGCACGGTGTGCCTGGCGCAGGCCAACGACTGGCTCAACGATCTGGAAACGGATGACGCCGCCCACAAATCCCGACGCTGGCTGAGCGAGGTGCCGACCGAGAACCAGTTGCGCTACCTGCCGCCAGCGCTGCGCGCCGATTTCGGCCTGACCCGCTACCAGGCGTCGGCACTGCTGACGTTCCGGTTCAACAAGCACGCGATTCAGCGGGTCGTTCATGCCGCCAATCAGCATCACCTGGAGGCCGCATGACATGTGCCCTCTGCTCTCGCGAAGCGCGCGGCTTCGGCATCTTCAACCCCGCGCTACAGCGCACCGATCCGCGGCGCGTCCTGGAGCGCTGGGTGTTCTGTTCGATGCGCTGCATGGAGGCGTTTTCCAAAGTCATGGAACGGCTGACCGGACTTCAGGAGGGCGCCGTGCTTGACCCCACCGATCTGGAAATTGCCGCCATGCACGCCGCACTGGCACCGCTCGGTGACTACGTCGCTTCGATCGGTATGGATCGGCCTCTGGCCGACTACGGCAAGGCGGAAGTCCTGCGTCTGGTCGAGGTCGTGATCGACGCCTATCAGGCGCAGATGCTCATCGAGCACGAACGCCTGGCGGCGACCGATCGCGCCTTTCTCGAACAGCGCCTTGCTGCCCAACCCTTGCCGGTGTCCGGCACCCCTACAAGGATTCCCTTCTGATGATCGATCTGAACCACCAACTCAAAAGACCTAGAGGGAGCAGTTATGGCTGACCAGATTATTCGCAGCGAGACGAGCATCTCTGTCATCCGACGCAGAAAGCCGCGCTCTCTCGCAGAGCGCCTTTGGGAGCGAGTCGATACCAGCAGCAGCCCTGGCGGTTGCTGGCTATGGACGGGAGCGACCATAGGTGGACGGTACGGCCAAATCCGGCGTGACCCAGTCGGCAACGATGTGCAGGGAAAGAAAACCACCACACACAGAGTTGCTTGGGAGCTGACCTACGGAGTGATTCCTCCGGGAATGCACATTTGCCACCGCTGTGACACTCCACGTTGCGTGAATCCTGCTCATTTGTGGCTAGGCACCCACGCCGACAACCTGGCAGACATGAAGGCGAAGGGGCGAGCAGCACGCGGTGAGCGTAGTGGTACGGCGCGCTTGAACACAAAACAGGTGCAGATCATCAAGCGTTTGCTCACCAGCGGGGCTTGCGGAGTTCAGGAACTCTCCACCCTCGCAGGGGTGAGCTCTTCAACGATTGACGCCATTAAGCACCAGAAAATATGGAGGCACGTCGATGCTGGACTTTAACCACAAACCCCAATTCCATGAACGAGTGACAGGTGTGATCGACCAGGCGCTCGACGCCGAGCGTGCACAGCAGACGCCGCGCCAGTACCTTGGGGCGTCGCGTCTTGGCGTGAGTTGCGAGCGGGCCTTGCAGTTTGAGTACGCCGGCGCTCCGGTCGACCCCGGACGAGGTTTCTCGGGGCGAACCCTGCGCATCTTCGAGGTGGGGCATGTTCTCGAAGACCTGGCCGTGCGCTGGTTGCGGCTCGCCGGCTTTGAACTGCACACCCGCCGCAGGGATGGCGGCCAGTTCGGTTTCTCCGTTGCCGGTGGGCGGATCCAGGGGCACGTCGACGGCATCATCAGTGACGGTCCGGCTGAGTTGGGGCTCTCGTATCCCCTGCTGTTCGAGTGCAAGACGATGAACGACCGGAACTGGAAGGCCTGTGTGAAATCCGGAGTGGCGGTCAGCAAGCCCGTGTATGCGGCCCAGGTGGCGATCTACCAGGCGTACATGGAACCGGCAATCGCCGGCATTTCCGACCACCCGGCGCTGTTCACCGCGATCAACAAGGACACCCAGGAACTCTGGTTCGAACTCGTACCGTTCGATGGTGGCCTGGCGCAGCGCATGTCGGACCGCGCGGTGCGGGTGATCCAGGCGACGGAGCCCGGCGAACTGCTGCCGCGGATCACGACCGATTCGAGCTACTACGAATGCAAGTACTGCTCGTGGGCGACTCGCTGCTGGAGTGCGGCATGAACGCTCCCGCGCCGGTGGCCGTGCTGACACCACCCTGTTCCCGACCGCTGGTCGCAACGGGGACGGTCGAGCGACTACTGCTTCGCCACGTCGATCACGTGAGCCCCGAGTCCCGGCTTTGTGCCGGGGTCATCAAGCAGGCCTTTGTGGACCTGCGCAGTTCGTCTTTGGGTACCCGGCGCGACGCACGACGCTTCTTTCGTGACGGCCGTCTGAATGCCTGGTGCGACGTGCTCGGCCTCAACCCGGACTTCGTCCGTGAGATCGCCCTGAAGACCGGCTATCTCCCCCTGAATTCGAAGGAAGAACCGCATGCTTGACTACAACGATTCCGAGTTCCCAGCGTTCCAGGCCGCCGAAGGCGCCCGGGACGAACTGCGCGGGGCACTGCTCGCCCGTCTGGAAAGTGTGCTTCGGCACCTGTTTTCAGCTGGCGAAATCCGGGGCGGACGATTCACGATTGGCGACGTGCTCGGCAACCCGGGTCGCAGCCTCGAGGTGGTGCTGGACGGCGACAAGGCCGGGCTGTGGACGGACCGGGCAACGGGCGAAGGGGGCGACATCTTCGATCTGATCGCCCGTCAGCGCGGCCTGGATTCCCGGAATGACTTTCCCCGGGTGATCGAGGAAGCGCGAGCGCTGGCGGGGTGTCCGGTCGTGGTGCCGCCGAAACGGCAGCGCCGGAAGGAGATGCTGGTCGATGATCTCGGCCCGGCGACCGCCAAGTGGGACTATTTCGCGGCCGACGGCAGCCTGATCGCCTGTGTCTATCGCTACGACCCGCCCGGAGGGCGCAAGGAGTTCAGACCTTGGGACGCCCAGCGGCGCAAGATGGCGCCGCCCGACCCGCGTCCGCTCTACAACCAGCCCGGGATGGTCGGCGCCGAGACGGTGGTACTCGTCGAAGGTGAGAAATGCGCGCAGGCCCTGGTCGACACCGGCGTCGTGGCGACCACTGCGATGCACGGCGCGAAAGCGCCGGTCGACAAGACCGACTGGACTCCACTGAATAGCAAGCGCGTCCTGATCTGGCCCGATCTCGACAAGGCTGGGTGGGACTACGCGATGGCCGCGGCGGACGCCTTGCTAATGGCCGGCGCACAGTCTTGCGCGGTCTTGATGCCACCGGATGACAAGGCTGCAGGGTGGGACGCAGCCGATGCCCTGGCGGAAGAATTCGATGTGTCGGAGTTTCTGGCCAGCGGTCCTTGTATCACCATTCAACCACCGTTCCAGGAGGAAGCCGAGGAACCCGACGAGAATGCGGTCTGGGCGACCGACGACGCCTTGGCCCTGTCCTTCACTCGGCGCTATGCGCTGGACTGGCGCTACTGCGCGCAGTGGGGCAAGTGGCTGGTGTGGACCGGCAGCCGCTGGCAGCCCGACGAAACCTTGCTGGTCACTCATCTGATGCGGCAGGTTTGCCGCGAGGCCTCATTAAACGCGAACGCGCACCGGCTGGCCGCCAAGCTCGCCTCGAGCAGCACGGTGAGCGGCGTCGAACGCCTCGCACGCAGCGAACGAAGACATGCCGCGACGTCGGCCGAATGGGACGGCGATCCGTGGCTCGCCAACACGCCCGGCGGTGTGGTCGATCTACGCACCGGCCGACTGCGGCCGCACGACCGGGGCGACCGGATGACCAAGATCACCACGGCCACGCCGAACGGCGCGTGTCCGCGGTGGCTGGCGTTCCTGTCCGACATTACCCGCGGTGATGCGGAACTGATCACTTACTTGCAGCGGGTCGTCGGCTACTGCGTGACGGGTGTCACCTCCGCGCATGCCCTGTTCTTTCTCTACGGCACCGGGGCCAATGGCAAGTCGGTGTTCGTGAACGTGATCACCACCATCCTCGGGGACTACGCCGCCAACGCGCCAATGGATACGTTCATGGAAGCGCGCACTGACCGGCATCCGACCGACCTCGCGGGGCTGCGCGGCGCCCGTTTCGTCTCCTCAATCGAAACCGAGCAAGGGCGGCGCTGGAACGAGTCGAAGGTGAAAGCGATCACCGGCGGCGACAAGGTCTCGGCGCGCTTCATGCGCCAGGATTTCTTCGAGTACGTACCGCAGTTCAAGCTGGTGATCGCCGGCAACCATAAGCCCTCGATCCGTAACGTCGATGAGGCAATGAAACGCCGGCTGCACCTCATACCGTTCACGGTCACGGTGCCGCCGGAGAAGCGCGACGGCAAGCTCACCGAGAAACTCCTCCAGGAACGCGACGGCATTCTGGCCTGGGCCGTCGAGGGGTGTCTCGCCTGGCAGCGAGGAGGGCTCAAGCAGCCGGCCTGCGTGTTGTCGGCGACCGACGAGTATTTCGAAGCCGAGGATGCGCTGGGGCAATGGATCGACGAGCGCTGCCTGCTGGCAAAGGCCTGTCGCGAAGGGGTTTCTGAACTCTTCGCCGACTGGCGTGAATGGGCGGAACGTGCCGGCGAGTACGTGGGCTCGGTCAAGCGATTCTCCGAGTCGATGGCGGCGCGCAAATTCGAGAAGTGTCGTCTGACTGGTGGCGCTCGTGCGCTCACTGGACTGTCACTTCGCCCCCAACCTGGTAGCCCCGCCTACGCCTATCGCGATGACTAGAAAAATCGGGGAGTGACGGTTTTGACAGGCTTAAACATTAACCGCCCTTACGTACACGTGTACACGGTAATGGGTAAGCCCGTCCGATCCGTCACGCACTCAAATGACATGGAGCACTGGACGATGCGTACGACCATTCTGGCCCTGGATCTGGGCACACATACCGGGTGGGCACTGCACCACCTGGACGGCACGACTGCCAGCGGCACTGCACACTTCATCCCCCAGCGCTTCGAGGGCGGCGGCATGCGCTACCTGCGCTTCAAGCGCTGGCTCACCGAGATCAAGCAATCGGTCGACGGCATCGATGCGGTCTACTTCGAGGAAGTCCGACGGCACGCCGGTGTCGATGCGGCGCACGCCTA